ATGCATGTATTCGATGCTCAGTCGCGTGTCATGTTCGACAGTAATCGCGAGATTGTGCGGTTTGTTGGAGGGGCGCAGGAGTGGGAGTTATACGCCCATAACCCTAATTGGCCCGGAGGTATGCACATGCAAACATGGGCACTTCCATATCCATATGGGTTGTCCACCTATTTTCTGGTGAGTCATTTTAATCTAAAGCATATCTATACTCTGGAACCCCCTCGTATAGGGTTCCTGTACAATTCCCGGGCCATGATTTTCGTCTCCTCGTTAGTTCCGGATGAGATCGGATTTAAGTTCAACTGGCCACTCATTGTTGTCGCGTAATTTGATGGAGGCTTAAATGGCATGGTATTCAACCGGCACCGTCGCGGTGACAGAAAATAGCCCGACCGTCACCGGCACCGGAACTCAGTTTTCTTCGAATGTCCGGGTAGGCGACGCCTTTATTGCCCCTGACGGGCGCCTCTACGAAGTGAGCAACGTCGCCAGTTCGACGGTCATGTCGATAAAGCCCAACTACCGGGGCAGCACGGCTAGCGGCCAGCCCTA